CAATATATCACTATTTAATGTTGGTGTGTATTATCGCAAAAAGAATCCAGACGATTGGCAAGAAGATTTAATGAAGTTTAATTATGAGCATGTATCTGAACCATTGCCTGCATCAGAGGTAAATGGTCTTGTTAAAGCAGTCAGCAAAAAAGATTATGCATATACTTGTAAACAAACACCAATATGTAACTATTGTGAAAAGTCTAAATGTATGAAAAGAGACTATGGAGTTGGGAGCATAGGTGGTGGTGGAGCGTCCATTGAGGTTGATGCCATAACTAAATATGAAACTGAAAATAGATCATCAGTAAGATGGTATATTGAAATGCAAGGAGAAAGAATAGAAATAACAACTCAACAATTACTTGATCAGAAACAGTTACAAAAGATATGTGTAGAAAAATTAAATAAGTGCCCAAGCACTATGCCTGCACAAAGATGGGAGCAAAGGATAAATGAATTACTAAGCACAGTTGAAGTTGTACAAGATCCAGACGATGCTAGTCCTCAAGGTCAGTTTGAAAAGATTCTCGATTTATTTGTTACTGGAAAAGTACAAGCACGTCAAAAAGATGAGATAATGAATGGCAAGCCATGGCATAGTTCTGACGAGGGCAAAGTTTATTTTAGGTCAGAAGATTTATTTATATTTCTTGAAGCAAGAAGATTTAGATATCCATCTCAACATCAAGTGTGGTCTTGGTTAAGGAACTTGGGTGGTGATAGAAAAGCATTTAGAATTAAATCAAAGCCAGTTAAAGTATGGTCAGTGCCATCGCCAGACTTTTATGACGATGAAGACTTAACGATACCATCAAGTGTTGAGGAGGACTTTTGATGCTATGTGTAAAATGCAAGACTGGCAAAACAAGTGTTGAAGATAGTCGTTTGATTATTTACCAACAAAAAGGTGAATTTGCAGGAACATCAACTATTAAAAGGAAAAGAGTATGTTTAGTCTGTAAACATATATTTAGGACAAATGAAATTCCAATTGAAGCGAAGATCCCAAACTTAAAAGTAATTGAAAAGAAAAATAAAACTAAATTAAATCCAAAAACTTTTAAAAATTTAAGTGATGAGGAGCTTGAAAAGATGTACATGAATGGTGAGTTTGATGACTAGGCATGTTGAACTAATACTTGGTCCTCCAGGAACAGGAAAGACAACAACATTACTAAATATAGTCCAATCTGCTATTGGTCGTGGTATACCACCAGAAAGAATAGCATATCTTGCTTTTACTCGTAAAGCTGCATACGAAGCACAAGAAAGAGCAATGGTTCAGTTTAACTTTGATGAAAATAGATTTCCATATTTTAGAACTTTGCATTCACTTGCTTTTAAACAATTAGGAATGCAAAGAGATGAAGTTATGACTAACACTCATTATCGTAAATTTGGCAAAGCTCTCGGTGTTGAGTTTAGAGGAATATATGATGAGGATTTAGGTTTACACACTGGCGATGGTCTTGGGGATAAATGTTCAAGACTTGAGTCTCTGGCCAGAGTAGGCATTCGTACAATTGAAGACCAATATAATATTACACAAGTAAATGATTTGACTTTACATGCAGTGAAACAATACCACCATTCATTAATGAAGTATAAAAAAGAAAATGGTTTATATGATTTTACAGATATGCTTGAAAGTTATGAATCAACTTTACCAATAGATATTTGTATAATAGATGAAGCACAAGATTTATCTTCTTTACAATATAAAATGGCTATAAGAGCAAGTTTGTCTGCCAGTGAGGTTTATATAGCTGGGGATGATGATCAAGCCATATTTGGTTGGGCTGGGGCAGATATAACTAAATTTTTGAGTTTAAAAGGTAAAAAAAGAATATTGCCAAAAAGTTATAGAATACCATCATCAGTTCATAGTCTTGCTGGAGATGTTGTAAAAAGAATAAAAAATAGGTATCCAAAAGAGTGGCAACCAAGAGATGAAAAAGGTTCAGTAGAATATGTAGTAAGTGAACAAGACATAGATTTTTCTGCTGAAGGAACATGGATGCTTTTAAGCAGGAGTAAATATTTATTAAATAGATACAAACAAGCAGTTCGCCAGCAGGGATTTGCTTACAACATATATGGTAAAAGTTCTCTTGACAGCGAAGAAACTCGTGCTATAATAAGTTGGGAGAAAATGAGAAAAGGCGAATCAATATCAAATCATGAAGCAAAAAATATTATAAACTTTTTAGGATTTAAAGTTAAAATTGAGAAGCTAGAAAAATATTTTATTAACGATATTGGTCTGCCATCTGACGCAAAACAGTATGATTGGATGAAAGTTTTAAAAGGTATAGCACCAGACGAGAGAGAATATTTAAGATCATGTTTAAGGAATGGAGAAAAATTTAGTAGCAAACCAAGAATAACTATATCTACAATTCATCAATCAAAAGGTGGTGAAGCAGATAACCTAGTGCTATTAACAGATATGGGAAAGTTATCTTGGGAAAATTTAGGTGGGGATGAGGAAAACAGAGTTTGGTATGTTGCTTTGACTAGAACAAAACAAAACTTATTTTTGGTCAGACCTAGAGGTCTTCGATACTTTGAAGTATAGTGTTGAAAAAGCTGAATTAAAAAAAAGTTTCTTTTTTGCTTTACTTTTGTATTGAAAAGAGAGATAACATATTTATAAGCTGAATTGTTCGGCTTATATTTAGAAAGGAAATAAAATGACTATATATATATTTGATAATAAAACTTATAAGACTAAATCTTTTGCTTCAAGGAAGCAAACTCAAAGTTATGGCAATGGTTTCATTGTTGCCAGCACTCCTACAGAATTAGCTAATAATGATAATACAACTCTTCAAAAATTAGTTAACATCTTTAATAATCTTAGTGGCGATCAAACTAAAAAGTTTCCAGATAAAATAACTGGTGCCAAAAGAATATTTTCTAAATTACTTTCAATTGCTCCTGAAAAAGGTTGGACTCCAGGAATGGATGAAAAGCTAGTCTCAGACTCTGTTCCATCAAAACCTAAAAAAGTTGCGTCACAAGAAACTACTAAAGGCAGATTTGCTGGTAAGATGATTCGGTGTAATGTAACTGAGAATCCTAGAAGAGAAGCAACTAAAGGTTTTCATTCAATGGGCATACTTATTAATGCCAGTGGGGATATTCCTTATGAAGAGTATATTGCTCTCGGAGGTCGCAGACAAGACCTTGCTTGGGATCTTGATAAAGGTTATGTTCTTGTTGAGGATAAGTTTAATGATTAGAGTTCTGGCTCTAATCTCTGTTGGGGTGCTTTCTGCTTGTAGTAGTGGCACTCCCAATACAAAGCTAATTGTCGAGGAGGAGATGAACATCATGGATCGGCAAGAAGTTATAAACGCAATTGAAGATTGTAAAAGTGTAAATCTAAGACCTGTTATGTTCTATGGTCGTAGAAAAATCAATGGTCAAATGATCCCAGTTGTAGTAGATATAACTTGCGGACCAAAGTCAGGAGTTTAATATGATGCAACTTACAGATGCTCAGATGCTCTTAAATAATATTATGTCTTGTGCTGAAAAAGATCCAAAAGACTTGACACTTTATTATATTATGAAAAAGTATGATGATGATATTCCTTTTCCAGACCCAAAGACTGGTAAAAGAATGCCTACTAAGAAAAAAGTATTAAAGCATTTTGTTGCAGAATGTAATCAGAATATTCGTGCTTGGCAGGCAATCATAACTAGGATTAATAATTTTCAAGGAGTATTTAAAGATGACAACTAAACTAGATAGTAATGAATTGAGATTAATTCTTAGTGTTTTAGATTCTTGTTCTTACCCAATAGAACCAACCAGAGAACCAGCGACAACTACTCATGCTCTGGCTGTAAGAGTAACAAGAAAGATTAAAAAAATTTTAAAGGAACTAAAATGATTATTTATGGAGCAGGTCTGGCAGGACTTTTATCAGGAAATATATTAAGGAAATATCATCCTAAGATTTATGAATCTCAGAGCGAGCTTCCTAATAATCATTCAGCTTTATTAAGATTTAGAACAAGTGATGTAGGCACTGCTTGTTCTATTCCATTTAAAAAAGTAAGTGTTACAAAAGGTATTAAATCTGAGAAAGGTTTGATAACAGAGCCAAACTTATATTATAGCAATATGTATTCTCAAAAGGTTACAAATTCAGTATTGAGTCGCTCTATAGATAATTTAAAACCTGTTGAAAGATATATTGCTCCAGGGAATATAATAAGTCAGATGGCAAGTGATTGCAATATAGTTTATGATTATAAAGTAAATGGATTAGATATTATTGAAAACAGAGAAAGAGAACCATTAATATCTACACTGCCTATGCCTACATTAATGAAAATAGTTCAATGGAAAGATATACCAGAATTTCCTTATCAAGAGATATGGACTCAAAAAGCTATTATTGATTCTCCAGAAGTTGATATACATCAAACTGTTTATTACCCAGACCCAAATGTTAAGCATTACAGAATATCTGTAATAGGAAATATTGTAATATCTGAATCAATAGAAAAGCCAGATGCAAGTGCTGGTTCTCATATTATGTCAGCATTATATGATGACTTTGGTTTCCGTGCAAATAAGTTAGTAGGTCTTGAAGAGTCTTATCAGAAATATGGTAAGATAAGACCAATCAATGAAAAGTTAAGAAAAGATTTTATTTATGAAATGACTAGTAAATATAACATATATTCTATTGGTCGTTTTGCTACATGGAGACAATTATTACTTGATGATGTTGTTAATGATATACAAGTGATAGAGAAATTTATTAATACAAATTCAAACTATGAGAAGTGGATGCATAAAAATGGAGCATAGAGTTCTAGCCAAGTTGGCACTTGACAGAGATATAGGTATTCTTAAAACACCTATATCTGGAATTACAATAGGTATTGGAGAAAGTGGTGAAAAGAAATCATTAGCAGATATGTATCTTGGATTACCAAACTGGAACTTTCCTAAAAACCCAATACCAACGACTGATGGTAAGGTATCAATGATGCATTGTTACCACTTCCTCGAGCACCTAACAGGCGAGGATGCTATATTATTTTTAAAAGAAGTTCAAAGAGTTTTAATGTATGGTGGTATATTCCAATATGGTGTACCATATTACACATCAGAATTAGCATATCAAGATCTTACTCACAAATCCTTTTGGACAGAGTCATCATTTAAAATGCTAATGAATAACCCATATTATGATCCAGAAACAACGGGATTTAAATGGGAACTAGAACTACAATCACAATGTATAATCGGAGTGGTTGGAAGAAATTTAATGTTAATAGGTCAATTAATAAAGAAAGGAAAAGATCAATGAAAGTTAAATTAATTAATGCGACCAGCGACGCAGTCAATCTATTGCTGTTTACTAAAAATACAAGGTTAATGAATGAGGACGATTCTTATTCTAAAATATCAGCATGGTCTGAAGAAGCTAAGCAAAAAGAATTAGACTACATGCTTAATACTATAAAATCATCTTGGGAGTTTATTGATTACACTTTTGATATAAGAGATGTATCAAGAGGATTCACTCATCAGTTTGTAAGGACTCGTCAAGCATCATATGCCCAGCAGTCTCAAAGGACTGTAGATATGGCAGGATTTGATTATTATGTCCCAGAAGCAATAGCTAATAATGAAGCAGCAAAAATGATTTACGACCAGACTATGGAAGTAATAAATATGAGATACCAGCAGATGAGAGAGATGGGTGTTGCTGCAGAAGATGCTCGTGGAGTTTTACCAACAAATATTTATACTAATATTGTTGCTAAGTTTAATCTAAGGACTTTACATGAGATGGCTAAGAGTAGATTAAGCCCAAGAGCTCAAGGTGAATATCGTGAAGTTTTCAAAGGCATGGTTGACGCAGTAGTAAAAGAGCATCCATGGGCAGAGCCATTTTTAACTCCAAAGGAGTGGGCTGCACCATCAATGGCTAAATCTTTAAATTAAAACTTTTAATATTAGTTTTAATTATTATAATAAATTTATATTTTAGAAAGGAAAATTAATGAATATATTTATGTTAGATAGAGACCCAAGAGTCGCTGCAAATATGCACTGTGATAAGCATGTTGTTAAGATGATACTTGAAACTGCACAATTACTTTGTACTGCTCATAGAGTTTTGGATGGTGACCAATGGGCTGATGAAACTGGTTTATATAAAACTGCTTTTAAAAATCATCCTTGTGCTGTTTGGGTAAGAGATTGTGTTCCTAATTATGTATGGGCATATCAATTATTTTTAGGTTTACTTGAAGAATATTTTATAAGATATGGTAAGGTTCACTCTTGTAAAAAATTAGAGGAGTGGCTTTATTTTCAACCAGATAATATGAAAAGGTTTTCTTGGGAATTACACCTCGCTCACAATCAACCTATAAGGCATCGTGCAGTTACAACTGTTCCTCAGTGTATGCCAGACCAATATAAATGTGATGATCCAGTTCAGGCATATAGAAATTATTACAATGGTGAAAAATTAGGTTTTGCTATTTGGAAAAGTTCGGAGGTGCCATCATGGATAAACGTATAATAATCAGCGATCTGGATGGTACAATATCAAACTATGAAAAGAGAGCTCATTTTTACAATAGTAAAAATTATTATGAATTTAATAAAGCAGGAATAGAAGATACTCCTATTGAAAGTGTTTGTAATATTCTTAGGAATCTAAAAGACGATGATACTGATATTGTTATAATGACTGCTCGTGATGAGTATCACAGACATGCAACTTTAGAGTGGTTGAAGATTTACGATATACCATGTGATAAATTAATCATGAGGAAAAGTGAAGATAATCGTTATGATGATGAAGTTAAAGAATCTCTATTTAAAGATAATTTTAAATCGTCTCAAATATGGTTTGTTTTAGAGGATAGAAGAATATGTGTAGATATGTGGAGGAAATTAGGATTAACCTGCTTACAACCTAGAGATGGAGACTTTTAATGGATATTAGGATTATTGGTAACGACATCGAACTAGGTGGAGAAAAGGTTGCTAGAATATTTGATGTAAGAGCAACTTTAAGGTCAGAACTTGAGTCTCTGATCAATAAAGCTGATACTTATGATGAGGAAATTAAAAAAGCATATGATAGAGGTCATGATGATGGAACAGAAGAAGAAGCTGGTAAAAGAGACGATTGAATCTAAAAAGAGAGCATCATATCTTTCATTCTTTGAAGATGGTGTTACAGATGCTATCTGTGAAGGTGAGAAAGATCCTGATAAAACTTTTTCTCACTATTATAAAAAAGGTTATGATTGTGGAACTCGTGCATATGCAAAATTATTAAAAAAGGAGTATCAAGTTGAGTAAAAGTAAAAAACCAAATCCTGCATCAAATATAAGAGAAGCATTAAAAACATTTGAGCAAAGAGGAAAAGCATATGGCAACTCTTATAATCAATATGGGGAAGTTATGAAAGTTTTATTTCCTAATGGTATTGAATTAAAAACAGTTGATGATTTTAATCGCATGGGTCTTTTAAATATGATTGTTAGTAAGTTAATTAGATATTCAAATCAATGGGAAACTAAACACAAAGACTCAATGCACGATTTGGGAGTTTATTCATTTATGTTGGAGTCATATGATGATAGTATTCGATCTTGAGACCACTGGTCTTCCAAAAGCTGAAGGATCTGATTTAGATATACAACCAAGGATTATAGAGTTAGGTGCTATAAAACTTGATAAGGATCTTAAAGAAATAGATAGATTAGAATTTTTTTGTAATCCTGGACATCCACTAGATCCTATAATTACAAAAATTACTAAAATAACAGATGATGTATTAAAAGATGAAAAACCTTTTATAGCATATTACTCTAAACTTTGTGAATTCTTTTTAGGAGAGGAATGTCTTGTTGCTCATAATTTAGCTTTTGATAGAAAGATATTAAAATTTGAATTAGAAAGAAATGATAAGCTGACTAAATTTCCATGGCCACCAAATCATATATGCACAGTTGAAGTGGGTCAAGCAGTTTGGGGAAAGATGAAAAAACTCGGAGATATATATGAAGAGTTATTTGGTAAAAAGATTGATGGTGCACATAGGTCTTTAGTTGATGTTGAAGCTACAGTTGAGATTATTAAATGGTACAAAAAAGAAGGACATATGTAATGACTTCCAGCGAAATAGATAATGAGATAGAGAAGACAATCAAAATATGGGAGTCAAGTTTTACAGTGTCGCCACTTGATCAACTAGCAAAATTTCAAATAAAAAGCGATATTATTAGAATGATTATGAAAGTGAGGGAGGAAAGTTGATAAATGTTAGAACAAGAACAGAATACTCGTTTAGGAAATCATATGGTCCGATATCTAAAATTATCGAATCATGTCAAGAAGATACTATTGGTATATGTGACACTGGCACTTGGGGGCATGTTTCTTTTAACAACGCATGCAAAAAGTCAGGAAAGAAACCATTGTTCGGAACTGAAATCGCAGTCGTATCAGACCCATTCGATAGATCAAAGCAACCAGCAAATCAAATGTCTTTCATCGCAAAAAATAATTCAGGACTCGAAGAAATATATAAACTCGTCACAGACTCAACTAGTCTTCAGCGATTTTACTATTTCCCTCGTCTTGGGTATTCTGAGCTCTTTGATATATCAGACAATGTTATAATATTAAGTGGAACTCACCCAGAGTGGGGAATGTTACCTCTGAGCAAAAAAGATAATCTTTATATAGAGATTAATCCTATGAGCACT